TAAATAATAAATAATTTAATTAATTAATTTACTATGAATTTTAAAAAAAATCAATCATTATTTAATTTATTTGATTCTTTATTTTCTGATAAAGAAAAATATGAATCATTTTATAATCAAATAACAAATAAATTAACACCTTCATTGGGTTCAACAAAAACTGAAAGTGGCGTTAATGAAGATGGTTCAAAGTGGTATAAAACAACTTTTACATCAAATGATGGTTCTTATACATCTTCATCATATGTTTCTTCAACTAATTTTAATGATAATTGGTATTCTACATCAACAAATAACGTTGAAACACCTTCTGAGTTACATACACTTCAAAATAAATTAGAAGAAGCTATTTCAACTCAAAACTTTGAAGATGCTGTTAAATACAGAGATTTAATTAAAAATTATGAAAAAGTTTCTGAAAAGTTAACTACTTTAAATTCTCAATTAGAAGAAGCTATTTCAACTCAAAACTTTGAAGAAGCTATTAAATTAAGAGATTCAATTAAAAAGTTGGAAACTAAATAATTTTATATAAATAATTTAATTAAAGGGTACCAATTATTGGTACCCTTTTTTCATTTATTTTTTATAATTTTTGTTTATTATAGTATTTATATAATAAAATAAAGTTACTATGCCTTTATATCCTACATATAATACAGCGTCACCAACACCTAGTAACCGTAATACGATAAACAGTATTATGGGTCAATCACTTAATATTCGTGACTGGTTATTGGTTCAAAATTTAGGGCCAAAATACCCAAGCGCTTTATCAAAAGCACCAACAACTGTTAAAATTGGTGAACCAATAACTGATTTATTCAACCCAAATTCACCAAAATTAGCTGATATAGTTACTGATGGTATTACATATAAAAATCAAGTTACATTTGCTAATACATTCAAAGCTGATTCTCAAGTGCCAAATACTGCAACACCATATGATATAGTACCTTATGTTGCTATTCAAAAATTTGTTGATTTTGGTAATGTGAATACAACTGATTATAAAAAATGGGGTACTTATCCTAATTACCCAAATTCAGTTATAGACCAATATGGAATATTTAGCAAAACATCAGTAGCCGCTTATAAGAACGATAATTTATTTAATAATCTTTATTATGACGCTGATAAACAAATTGATTCAGCTCAAAAATATTCTGAACAACCAAAACCATTTGAAAATAAAGACACTAAAAAAGGTTATATTGACGCTAATGGTAATTTAATATTTAATAATCAAGGTAATCCGTCATCAAATCAAACTGCTGATTTAATTGGTAGTTTAGTTACTGGACAAGGAGTTGGAATTTCTCAAAATGGTTTAGTTAGTAATTATGACGTTAGGTCTTCTTTAGCTGGTAGAGTGTTAGGTGCTACTGGTAATTTACAAGACACTAAATTAGGTCAAATAGGTGGTCAGCAATTATTATTAGCGTTAACAAATAATGCAGCGTTTAACGTTCAAGAATCTGTTTTAGGTGGGTTAAATCTAAAAGAAAACGTATATAGTTTATTAAAAGGACAAGGACTTGCTGGTTTTAGACCAAGTTATAAAATAACAATACCAGAAGGTGGATTTACTCGTACCTTAGACGCAGCAGCGACAATATTAGGGTTTTCTTTACCTAGAAGTTATATGAATCCAGCTGGCTCTATTTTTCAATCTGAGACTGGTGAAATTGATAATATAACTAGAGCTAACGAATTATTAAAAACGACTGGTAAAGGTCAGTTATTTGCGTTATTAGAAAACGTAAAAGCTAGTAGGAATGGTACTTCTATTTATGATGACCCATTAGCAGAAATAAATCAGTTTAGAACTGGTTATGTACCAGCTTATTTGATAGATAATGAAGATACTGAAACATTAACTGATACTGAAATATATGCATATTCACAAAATGGGATAATAGTTGATTTATTATGTACAGATGATGGTAGCGGTAAAGGTAATAAATACGCAATACCTACATTAAATTATAACAAAAAATTAATTGAAAAAGATTTTCAAGATTTTGTCACAAAAGGTATTGATAATTATGAACAAACAGATGGTACATTAACTAATACTGTTAAACATTCATGGGTTACAAATGAAGGTGGATTAGTCAATTCTAAATATGATATATATCATGTAAATAACGCTTACGAAGCCAAGCCTTTTTCTGATAAGAAGAAAAATATATTAACAAAAACACAGCGTTTATTTGATTCTAATGGTATGAAAACATTAGTATCTAGAGAAGGTGATTTAACGGTCACATCAAACCAAACACAGACAGCTAATGGTGGTGGTATTTCAAAAGGTAGTGCTGTGTTGTCATCTTTTATGTATAATAGCAATGGTAGATATAATGCAGTTAAAGATATTGAACCAGAAGACGTTTATTGTCGTGCATGGACAACATATAACAGATATGTAACTGGGTTTGACCAAATAAGAGCAAATGAATTATTTACTAGTGACGGAATAAATGCAGTTCCATTTAGATACAATACAGAAAATTCAGTTTTAGAAGCTAATGGTCACGTTAAAGTAGTACCTTACATAACAGATAATATAAGTACTTATAAAACTGATGTTAAAAAATTTATGTTTTCAATTGAAAACTTAGCGTGGCATGATGAAAGAGAAAATTTACCAAAAAGTGAACAAGGTCCAGGCGACCTTATAACTGGTAAACGAGGTAGAATCATGTGGTTTCCTCCTTATGATATTAATTTTAGTGAAAGTTCATCTGTTGAATGGGAATCTAATAAATTTATAGGTAGAGGTGAACCAGTATATACTTATAATAATACCGAAAGAAGCGGTCAATTATCATTTAAGGTAGTTGTTGACCATTCATCATACATGAACACTTTTAGAGGCGAGGACGGTCCAGATGATAATTATATTGCGTCATTTATGGCTGGTTGTATCGACCCAAGTAGTGTTTGGACTGATAAATTTACTTTAACTGAGAATGTATCAACAGTAACAAAAGAACATAGAACAAAAATACCAAAACCACGAGCTGAAAAAGAAGAAGAACCAACAAAAATGCAAGTTTTCTTCCCAAATGATAACGCAAATCTTGATGGTAAATTTGCTGATTATGAAAATGGAGAATGTGAAGGAGTGCCAATTGATTATACTGTAAACCCAAAAGGTGAAGGTTGTGGTATACCATCATATAGAGGTAAATATACATCTCGTTCATATTGGTCAGATAGTAATGATTTTGGATTAAATAATGGAGGTCCAGACGCTATTGAAGCAAAACTTATGGATAAAACGTTTAAAGGTTTTCTTAGTGAAGATGCTGGAACAACATATTTCCAAGCGTTAACTGAACATTTAAAACAAAAATGTAAACATTGTAACGTAAAAATAATAGGTTATGCTAGTGACCAAGGTAATGATACACCAAACGCTAAATTAGCTAAAGATAGAGCAACATACATAAAAAATATATTAGTTGAAAAAGTTGGTAACAATTTAGGATTAACTGACGCTGAATTAAATAAAAAATTTGTAGCGTTATTAAGTAAGAGTAAAGAATTACAAGCACCAACAACAATTATAAAATCTTACATTTACAATGGTGTTAAAAAATTTGTTAATGTAAAAGTATCAGCTAATGAATGTCATATTTGCCCTAGATTAGAAAAAGGAGAGCCAGGTGGTATTTCAAAAGCTGAGAGACGTGTTGCATGCCCAGTTGATACTATAGGTTGTAAAAAAGATAGATTTGTTGATATAATATTTGAATTCGACCAAGCAGCTGCTGATGCTGAAATCCCAGATATTCCAGATAAAGTAGAATATCAAGATACAAGAATTACACGAAAAATCAGAAATAAATTTTACAACGAAAACATGTTTTTTGAATATCTAGAAAAAAAAGACAATTTTGTTTTTGATAAAATAAGACAAAAAATTAGACATTTTCACCCTTCATTTCATTCAACAACACCAGAAGGATTAAATCAAAGATTAACATTTTTATTACAATGTACAAGACAAGGTCCTACGTTGGAAAGCTTAGGTGCGGATAACTTAGCGTTTGGTAGACCTCCAGTTTGTATATTAAGAATAGGTGATTTCTATCATACTAAAATTGTAATAGATAATATTTCTTTTGATTATGAACCATTGGTTTGGGATTTAAACCCAGAAGGTATAGGTGTGCAACCAATGATTGCTAACGTAAATATGTCGTTTAAATTTATTGGTGGTGAATCATTATATGGTCCAATAAATAGATTGCAAAACGCTGTATCATTTAACTTCTTTGCTAATACTCATGTATATGATGGAAGAGCAGACGTTATAAAAAATGAAGGTGGTGAATTTAGTTTAGAAATGGGTAAAACTAATGGTTATGGTGATTCAGTAGTTGAAGAAGAAAAAGTTGAAGATATTGGTGGTTTATACCAGAAAGACCAGTTTGGTAACGCTATCCCATTAATTCAACCTAACGCTTTCGATGACGAATGGGAAAGTCCAGAAGAGTTAGATACTACTCAAAGTGATATTGATAAATTAAGTAATATTACTTTGAAAATGACTGGTAAATCAATAGGTTGTGTAAATACTGATACAAAAGAGTATGGTTCAAAAAGATTTGAAGGTAATTTAGATTTAACTATTGAAGTTTCATCAGAGTTATCAAAACCATATACAGCTAGAATAATTATGTATTCAGCTAAAAATATACCTTTTACTGTTGGTGATGTTATAAATATTGGTGTGGATGGAGTGTCAGCTAGTTTAAGTATTGATATGCCTTTTGATGATTTCTTCTATAATGATAATAAAGAACATTCTTATCGTTACGAATTAAAAATTGATGATATGGATGATTTTAAAACTCCTGGTGTTGTTAAAATTAAATTTAAAAACAAAGTATTAGGAATATGTACAAATGATTAATTATGGCTAGATACGTGGATAGATATTTACCGTTTAGAGAAAATGGTAAAATTAAAACTTTACCTGGTATAAAATTACCAGAAGCAAGTACAGATTTGAGTTATGTTTACAAACAAGGTACAACAAGACTTGACAAATTGAGTAATATGTTTTATAATAATGCTTGGAGCGGTTGGTTAATTTTATTAGCAAATCCACAATTTGGTGGATTGGAGTTTAACATTCCAGACATGACGCTAATAAAAGTACCGTATCCATATGATGACGCTATGAAAAGATATAGTGACGAAATAAATAAATATAGAATGTTATACGGAATATAATGAATCAAAAAAAGAATGGAATAGGTTGTGCTGCTGGTAGAGTAAATATTGTTGACCCTAATGATTTTTATGGGTTTGATTCAAGCGACAACATACCAGTTGCGTTAGAAGATTTAAGCATATCAGTAAAATTAACATCATCTAAAAAAGGTAGAACAGTTTTAACTAAAGAAGGTGATAAATCTAAAGCATCAGCAAACACTTCTGGAACAATAGCTGTTAATTTTATTGAAGGTAGTGTCATTGGTAATGATGGTAAAAAACATTTAACAACAAAATATACAGATTTAGTATCAATAGAAACAGATGCTGAAAATGATGAAACGTTAGGTATAACTAGTATTGATATTGAATTCAATTCATCTTATGCGCCATTAATTACAATAAATTTTATTGACGTTAGAGGTAGTTCAATATTTCAGAATGAATACAGAATTAAAAATTCAGAAAGTAAATACACTACTTTCTTTCAATTACCTTATCCATTATTTGAATTAGAAATTAAAGGGTTTTATGGTCTTCCAGTGAAGTATTGTCTTCACATGTATAAATTTAATTCAAAATTTAACTCAAAAACTGGTAATTTTGAAATCACAGCAAACTTTGTTGGATATACTTATGCTATGTTATCTGATATGTTAATAGGGTATTTAAAAGCTGTTGGTGAAACAGAACAAGGTATAAGAAGGTATGAAATTTATAATGAAGGTAGAGCAACAAAAGTACTTACATTAGGCGAATTATCAAGACAAATAGGTAAAATAAATCCAGACCTAGAAAACGTAAATGAAGAAGAAGGTGGTGATTATCAAGCAGCAAATGAGTCAATTGGTATTTTAGATGACATTTATGGTGAAATTGATTCTTTAGGTAGTAATATTGATAAAGACGCTAGTACCAAAACTGTATTTGATTTTATAGTTCTTAAAAAAGATGATATTAATAAAGACTTCGTTAAAAATAAAATTGAAGAAGAATATCAAAAAAAAGTTTTTAATAAGGATGATGAAGAATGTTTAGTTTTACAATACAATGAAAAATCACCTAGTAATGTTATAGTAACAGCTAATTGGGTTTTTAAATACGACACAACTGGAAAAGGTAATAGGTTGTATAAAAATTTATCGTTAAAAAAACTTGAAAACGCTACTGATACAGAATTAAAAAGTTATTTTGGTAATTACACTACGAATGACCAAACTTTAAACGATTTAAAAGATTGTTTAAGTAAATATCATACATCTTTAAGCGATACAGAAGCTTTTGATGTTATAGATATGCGTTTATTAAAAGAAATACTTAAAAATAAAAAAGATAAAGCGATAAAAAGAAAAAATGATGAAAAATCTGCATTAGCAGATTCGTATAAAGATAAAGTTAAAAGTAGATTAGGTTTCGACCCAACATCTAGAACAATAATTGAATGCTTTACAGCTGCAATCGAAGTTTTATGTGAATGTATATTTGAAGTAGCGACAGCTACAGCAAATCACACACAAAGAACAACTGAATTAAAAAAAGCGTTTAAACTTGAAGGTGGTTCTTCTAAGAATAGTGATATTAAAGGTAAAAAATTAGAAAGCAACGATTATCTACCATGGCCAGCTTATCAAGAATATGATGTTGACAAAAAAGCTTATGTTGAGAAATATTTAGGGTCTTCTAGTTTAATTGATAACGCATATGAAAATATAGATGAAGTTAAATTTATTGATGATTTACATGCTGCGTTTAAAAAAGCACAACAAAAAGATGAAGCAGCAGCAGCTGCTTTGGATAATAGCGAAATAACTTCGTGGTTTGCTGTTAACCCAATGGATTTAAAAGAGTATTCAGAAAATAAACCTTATACTAGATTTAAACCACAAACAGCTGATGATGTTTGTGCTGTTTTACTTATTAGAGCAATGACTCTTTTAGGGTATACAAATGACTATAGAACATTAAGTGAAGAAGAAATAAAAGCTTTTGCAAAAATTGAAGCACAAGCTATTCTTAGAGATATTGAAGATACTGAAGATAAAAAAATAAAAAGAGGGTTAACACAAAAAACCACTACTGAAATAATATCAACACAAGCAGCGGTTAACGGAAAAAGACCAGACGCAAACAGACCAGTATTAACAAATGATGGTACAAATTATCTATACACGTATCTTTATAAAGATACTCTTTTAAGAGTTTTACCAGTTAACAAAGGATTTATTGAAGAAGGTTGGGGTAACCCTAATAATACAAGTGTTGATATTAAAAAAGTTTTAAAAGAAGAAAAAGCTGATGAAGGATTTGTTTTCTTAACCAACTATAGCAGTAGTAGTAATGTAGAACCTTTAAAAACTAACCCAAGATACAAAGCTGATGATGGTGGTGTTTATCTAAAAATAATTAATCCAGACGATATAAGCGCTGGTCAATTACCTTCAGAAATTTCTGGTGATAATACAATTATTTTAGAAGGATTAAAGAAAGAAGAAATATCAAATTCTACAGATGCACAAGCAGCTGGTTTTAATTCACTAGGTAGTCAATTTGGTATTCAAGAATTTGTTAATCTTAATTATAATTCAAATGACGTACCAACTGAAGATTCTTTTAAATATGTTTTTTATAGAAATTCTTATAATAGACCATATAACATAAAAGGATTATCATTAACAAAAACTAAAACATATGAACAAAGAACTGGTAAAAAGGGTTCTACATCATCAAGTCTTAGTTATCTAACTGGCACAAATACAAATAACGCAATAGACACCATTCTTTTTAGTCAACCAAATAGCACAAATCAAGATAGTACAAATAATGACTTATACGGTAAAGTAGGGTTAAATAGATTATTTTTAACTAGTGCTAGTAATGATATAACATATCCTTATATTTTTTTAGATGATAATTTTCCATCCTCATTATTTGGTAGTCATTTTTATTATAAGTTAAAATTCTCAGTAGTTGAAAATAGTAAAGGTAAAACATTTGAAGCTAGTAGACCAGCTAGAGCTATGGCGTTTTTACATACATTACCTTTTAATATTGATATTAATGGAAAACCAGACCCTTTTGGTAAACCAGAAATTTTAAATACTTTTAGATATAAAGGTGGTATAATACATGCACCTAAATTATGGTGTGCTTATGTAGGTAGTGTTTTATGGAGAAACGACAAAAGAGACCCAATAATTGAAAATGGTTTAATAGTTGGCGGTGGTAGTGGGAAAAAAGACCCTATTTATTGGGATGGAAAAGGTAATCTTGGTGGTGTTTTAGAAGATGAATACTTTCCTTTTAATTTTAGTGTAGAAAATTATGATATAGAAAAAAATGATATAATAAATAGATTACCAATACAAGTTATTGATGAATTTATAAGAATATTTTTTGAATTTACTAATGGTGATGGTCCTACTGAATGGTTAGGGTTAAGAAAAGAATTAGAAATATTTGACACTAGAAATAAAACTCCTCAAAATTTTATCACATTTACCGAAAAAATGGGTGAAGTTGGTAAAACTTATAATGATATGTTTAATTATAGTGGTGTTAATACGGACATCATTAAAAAAAATTATTATATTGTTTGTAATATTGGAAGTAAAGATGATTTATGGTTAGCTTTAAAAGATTCTTGTGACGCAACTGATAATCTAATAAAAGCAATGAGGGAAGAACTCATTATTTTAAATAATAATTATAAAATATGGTCTGATGCTGCAACAACAACTGAACGTTCATTGATTAGAGTTAAAATGACAACGTTAGAAACATATTTAAACGAAGTTACTAGTGTTTTTAAAGAAAATGAAGATAGTCTTAATAAAGCAAAAGAAGATAAACGATTAGACAACACAATATTTGGAACTAGCAATAAAGACGAAATAAAATTAGGGTTATATAGAACATGTAAAAATATTTATGATAAATGGTTAGCTGGTGCAAAAAATATTGATAGCTTAATGTTCCAATGTGGTAATGGTACTAGAAGTGATGTTGATGGTAATTTAGGTAAAAAATATGGTAACAATAGGCCTAGACTTATAGATAGTTTTAGATTCGTTAGTAGAGCATTTAGTGATATTGGTGATTTATTATATATTGACCCAACACCAATACAAGATTGGATAGGTAACAATACAAACATGAGTTCATACGAAGCTATTACATCTATATTAGCATCAAATAACTTTGAGTTTATTGCTTTACCTAATTTTATTAATTTTAATAATAAGGAAAATATAGAATCGATATTTAAACCATTTGACTATTTTGCCGATTCAAGTGTATCTGGTTCATGCGGTCCTTCATTTGTATGTGTATACACTGGACAGCGTTCACAACATTTAGATTATTATGATAATGAATATGAAGATGATGGTTTTGATTTAAGATGTGATAGAAATGGTAACGTTGACCCTACAGTTCCAGAAGATTTTACGTCTGAAGATAATGCTGAATATGAAGAAAAAGTTGGCTCTTTTGTAGTTAGGTATAGTCAGCAAAATCAAAACATTTTTAAAGATATTACTTTAGACCAAAGTGAATTTACCGAAACTGATGAAACATTACAAATACAAGATGATATAGCTCAAAAAGGTTATGAAAACAGTAAAACTTATATGGGTCAAAACATATATAACGTTTATGCTGTTAGAAGTTATACTGCTGAAATTGAAATGATGGGTAACGCTATGATTCAACCTATGATGTATTTTCAATTAGACAATATACCTATGTTTCATGGCGCTTATATGATAACATCAGTTAGCCATTCTTTAGTGCCTAACTCAATGAAAACTAAATTCAAAGGCGTTAGGATTAAATATACAAAAACACCTTTAGTTACCGCTAAAGAAGTTTATGAAAACATGATTGAAAATTCTGATATGTCTAATTCAGATAGTTCAAGCAACAATAATGGTAGTGGCGGTAGTGGCGGTAGCGGTGGTAAAGCGGCTAGTGGTACTTACGAACCAATTGTAGCGACATTAATTGAAAATGGTGTTTCTAATGGTTACATAGATGAAGGTAAAAAATATGGTTCAGTGACAACTAAAAAAGTAACTGGTGGTTCTAAAAAATACTTTAATATTACTGCACCTAAACAATATTTAATTGCTGAAGCTGCTGTTGCTTTTGATAAAATGTTTGATGATTTTGGTGATTGGATGTTAGCAAACGGATTTAAGAAAAACGCTCAAGGTAAATTTGGACATATTTCATCTTTATACAGAAGTTATGCTACACAAGCAAGTATGAAAAGTAAAATAAAAGCAAAAGCTGGAAAATCATATCATGGTTGGGGATTAGCTGTTGACTGGTTCTGGAATAATAAACAAGGTGAAATTGCAGCACCTTTTAATAATGCTGGTACACCAAAAAAATATTTTGGATTTGATATTAACCCAGCAATGAAATGGTTATATGATAATTCTTATAAATATGGTATAATAAATCCAGGTTGGGCTAAAGATGGTGTTGGGTATGATGAAGCATGGCACTGGGAGTATCATGGTACTTCAGCAATTTGTTTAGTTAAAGCAAACCCTAATGTAGTTGGTGGATATAAGATTCCAGTGTCTGATAGTGATACTTATTATTCTTTTGTTAAAAACCCTAAGAAAAGTGATGGTAGTGAAAATGTATTCTCTAAAACTAGTTGTAAAGGTGTTTATGTTAAAGCTGATGGAACTGATAATGAAGATGGACCAAAAGGCGCTGTTGAAACAACAGAAAACGAAACTCTTAACTTCTTCAAAAAATTATTGAAAAAATTAGACGCTCCAGAAACAGAGGGTAATTTAATTTGGCTTAAAGCATGGAGACAAGCTGAAGGTGGTAAAGCAACATGGAACCCTCTTAATTCAATACAACCTATGAATAATGCTACAAACTATAATGATAATGGTGTTAAAAATTATAAAACAGAAGCTGATGGTTTAGATGCAACATATAAAACGATTACCAATGGTTCTTATCCAAATATTGTTAAAGAACTTAAAAATGGTATTCAAAATAAACAAGCAGCTCTAGATTTAGCTATTAAGTTACAGAAAAAAGGTAATGATTTATGTATATGGGTTAGAGGTCCTAAAGGCTGTGAAAAAAAAGGTGGTATACCTAAAAGTCAGTATGTTGCAAATATACTATCATACGCTAAAGTATCTGGTAGTAATATATGGAAACCAAAAACTGGCTCTAAGAGTAATGAAAATTCAAAACCAAAAAAACTATCTAACAATTCAGATAAAAAAGGTTTAATTATTTATGGTGGTATCGCGCCATATGGTGCTTCATGGATAAAAGAACAATGGATAGCTGCTGGATTAGGAACTAATATTGTTAATTATAAAATAATATTTGAAGAATATAATGGTAGAACTGTTGAGAAAATAAAAGCGGCAAATCCAGATTATAAATTTGTTGGGGTGTTTGGTTTCTCTGGTGGTGGACCTAAAATATGGCCATACGCTACAACCGATGAATTTAAATTTGTTGGATTAATTGACCCATCAACTAGCGCTAATGATTTAACAAATTATGCTTCTAATAGTTGGGGTGATAATGTTAGAATTATGTTAAACCCTAGCGTGTGGACTGGACAATATAAAGCAATTGGTGATAGATTAGCTAAAATAAAAGCTGGTAAAACTGATAAAAATTCTGACATTTATCAAAATAGGGATTACATATACCCAGTTAATGATAAACATATTGATATACCGTTAAAATTCTTTAATAAATTTAACGATATTATAGATAATTTGTAATTAATTAAATAAATTTGTAATTTTGATGTATGAAGATTGCAAATATAGTTACAAAAAATAAGATAGACATATCTGAACAATTTAATATAGTAGAATCCATGGATAATATTATCCATGGATTACCTACATTGATTGTAGGTTTTGATATCGTAAATAATTTATATCCAGATTTTGATATTTTAGATATTAAAGTTGAAGACAACATATATTGGACCTTTAAGAAAAATGAGAAAAGGGATAAATATGAAGAAGATTTAAATTGGTTTGTTCAAAAAGTTTATGACGATTTAGTTAAAAACAGTTCTTATATATTTGTTGATGTTATACAATATAGTAAATTAACGTTAACAAAAATAATTAAAAAAATAATTTCTTTTGATAAAATAGTAACATATCATACATCCGATATGTTGTATATTAATGGCGATAATTTCATATTTGGCATTGATTTAAAACTAATGAAATATGTTGGTTTTGATGAAAATAAAATAATTAATAAAATTAAAAAAATAAGTATTGTTTTTTTGAGTGATAACGAAATAATTATAGAATATAAAAAGTATGTTGAAGACCTAGGATTGCCTAATAAATACATACCATACCTATACTCTATAACACATGACGAAAAAGATATTACTAGCAGCATTCATATTCCCAGAGAGAGTTGAATGGTTTTTAAGCTATTTGAAAAATAAATTTAACATTGACAAAAAGTTTGTTTTTTGTTTTAAAAACTTAGATGATGAGTCTAAAGTTATCATAACATTTAAATTGACGTTGATTGATGATAAACCATTAGACTTAAAAAATCTATTCCCTAGTGCGTTACCAATCCATAAAAAAGGTAGTACTATCTATACAATAAATGCATTAAATAAATTAATCGAAGAAACTAACCCTAATTCAATAGGCAACATTGATTATAAATCAATTAAAATTAATTGGGATGATTATAAAGATAAATTTATATTAACAAACAATAATAAATTAACCTTTTTAAACATAACACGTATTTTTTAGTTTTATTTGATATTTATAATATATGATAACAATTAATTAACTAATTGTATATGGAAACAAACAATAAACAAAACGATAAAGAAAAAAATTTAAATTCATCATTAGATGCTTATTTAAATCAAGGGAACGACCCAAATATGGATTGTAGTTCTGGTGTATGTGTAATTAAAGGTGATAAAAGTTTAGTTGAACGTATCAACAAGAAAATAATAACAGAAGACGGTAGACAATTATTATTCTAATAATATGAAAAAAAGTAAAAAAATTAACCCAGAATTATTAAAAGAAGAACTTAAAAAATTTAGATTGTTATCTGAATATTCTTTTTATATGGGTGAAGACATTCAAGGTTACGATAAAGACGAAAAAGATATTATTTTAGGTGATGAAGCTATTGTGGATGAAGCTGAAGAAGAAGATGTTGAAACTGATTTACCAGTTGATGCATCTGAAGTACCTTCTGAAGACCCAGAAGCAGCACCAGTTGATGATACAGAAGTACCTCCAGTTGATGACGCTCCACCAGCTGAAGAACCAATAATGGATGAACCAGCACCAGCTGAAGAACCAATAATGGATGAACCAGTAATGGATGAACCAGCACCATCAAGCGATGAAGTTGAAGTTGACGTTACATCAATTGTTAAAGGAACTGAAGAAGCTAAAGCGGCAGCAGAAGCAGCTAACTCTAATGCTGAAACGTTATTAAAGAAATTGGATGATTTAGAATCTAGAATTTCAAACATGGATGCTTTGGGTAGTAAAATAAGTGAATTAGAATTAGAATTCAAAAAAAGAAACCCAACTCCAGTTGAAAAACAAAGTTTAATTTCTTTAAAAGGTTACCCTTTCAATATTCCAATTAGTAAGTATTGGGATGACAAAGAAGAAACAGATGAAAAAGAAAAAGAATATGTATTAACTCAAAAAGACGTTGATGAATTTAGCGATGAAGAAATCAAGAATAGTTTTGATGAGTATGAAGAAGAAGATATTTAAATAGAAATCCTCTTAATTGAGGATTTTTTATTTTTATAAAAAAAAATTTGCATTTAGTGAATTAATGTAGTATATTAGGAACAATAAAATTTATGTTTAAGTACTTGACTTTTTCAGATTTTAGAGTATATTTAATTTAAATTTTAGAAGTATAATAAATAAGTAATAATAAAAAAAAAAGAGTAAAAATGAGTAATCAAAAAGACACGCTATCAGAAATGTTAGCACAGTACGAAAAGAACAATGCGCCTAAGTTCGAAAAAAAGGCTGAAAAGGTTTACGACCTTAAAAATTATTTCAACACTTACATCAAAGAAGGTGTAAAAAGTGCAGTTAAAGAAATCAGAATTTTACCGACACAAGATGGTTCTTCACCATTCGTAGAAGTTCATGGTCACAAAGTATTAGTTGACGGTGAGTACAAAACTTTTGCATGTTTAAAACATGAAAAGAATGAGCCATGTCCATTTTGTGAGGCTTACGATGCGTTAAGAGCAACTGGTAAAGAATCTGACAAAGAATTAGCTAAAAAGTACAAAGCACGTCAAATGTATGTTGTTAAAGTAATTGACAGAGAACATGAAGACGAAGGAGTTAAGTTCTGGAGATTTAATCATGATTATCGTAAAGAGGGTGTTTATGATAAAATTCATGGAGTTTTAACAGCGTTAAAAACAAACCGTAATTTTACAGACCCAGAATCTGGTAGAGATTTAGCTATTACTATTAATAGAAACCAAAATAATGTACCAGTAGTTTCTGCAATTGTTGCACTAGATTCAACACCATTACATACTGACAATGAATTGAAAGAAGAATGGTTATCTGATGCAAGAACTTGGGAAGACGTTTATTCAGTTAAATCTTACGAGTATTTAGAAATCATTGTAAAAGGTGGAATTCCAGTATGGGATAAAGATGAGAAAAAATTTGTTGACAAAGAAGCTTTGAAAAACAATACAACATCTGAAAACGCAAAAATGGAAGAAGAATTAACAATGGGAGTTGAAAATGTAAAAGCTAGTATCCAAACTGCTTCTACAACTAAAACTGAACCAGTTGCTAGTGAAACCACTTCAACATCTGACGAAGATGATGATTATGATTTACCTTTCTAAAAACTAAACAAAAAGGACTGAGAAATTGGTCCTTTTTTGTTCTAAAATAACACAAGTTTTAATAACAAAAAGAATGGCTAAAAAACCAGAAAAAAAAGGTATAGAAAAGAAACCTTTTAACTTAAATGATTTTAAAAAAAATAATCAGATGGATACCGCTGTTAAGATGAAAGAATTAACATGGATTCCATTATCTGATGCATTCTTTGAAGCTTTGAAAATACCTGGTATTCCTAGAGGGTATTTTACAAGTTTTAGAGGATATTCAAACACTGGTAAATCTACAGCGATTTATGAAGCTGTGGCTGGCGCTCAAAAAATTGGTGATTTACCAATTATTATTGATACAGAAACAAACTGGGATTGGGAGCATGCTAAAAATATTGGAGTACAATTTGAAGAAGTTGTTGATGAAGAAACTGGTGAAATAATTGACTATGTAGGTGATTTCCTTTTCTTCCAATCAGAAGATTTAGTAGAAAGATATTCATGTTTAGATTACTCTAACGGTAAAATGGGTACTAAAGCATTAAGAGATGAACCAGTAATTGAAGATATCGCTAGATTAATGACTGAATTATTGGATGCACAACAAGCTGATGAATTACCTAGAGATTTAGTATTTTTATGGGATTCAGTTGGTTCTATTAACGGTTTCAAATCAGTAATGTCTAAATCATCTAACAACCAATGGAACGCTGGTTCAATGGAAGCTGCTTTCAAATCATTGGTTAACCATAGAATACCAGCATCTAGACGTGAAGGTAAAAAATACACAAACACATTTGCTGTAGTGCAAAAAATATGGTTAGATAACGAAAACAAAGTTATTAAACATAAAGGTGGTGAAGCGTTTTTCTATTCACCAAGAATCATTATCCATTATGGTGGTATATTATCACACAGCACAACTAAATTAAAAGCGACAGCTGGTGGTGAAACTTATCAATTTGGTATTGAAACTAAAGTACGTTGTGAGAAAAATCAAGTTAATGGTGTTGAAGAACATGGTGTTTTAGCGTCTACACCACATGGATATTGGAATCCAGATAAGATTGAAGCTTACAAAAAAGAACATAAAGATTATATATTATCTAAGTTAAACACACCACTTAGTGAGTTCATTATTGAAAAAGAAGAAAATACTGGGTTTAATGAAGATGATATGCATGAGTAAACTTATGTAAATAGAATAGATAGAATAGTGTTTAACTTTTAAAAAATTATGCTGTGAATAAAAGACCTCCAAGAAATGGTGAAACAGTTAAAAAAATAAAAAATACATTATTGGTAGATGGCAACGCCCTTTTTAAAAGGGCTTTTGCTGGTGCCAAAGATGAATACAACGACAAAGGAGAATTTGTCGGTGGTTTATACCAATTTATCACGCTAGTTAGAAAAATGCTAGTGGAAGATTTATACCATCAAGTCTATATATTTTGGGATGGTAAATTAAGCGGTTTAGAGAGGTTTAAAATATACAACCCATACAAGAGTAACCGCAACAAAGATTTCGTTAATCTAACAGAAACTATTGACGAAGAACAAGCAATTCAATTAGGGAAAATTTGGACTTACTTAAATGAATTTTATGTAAGACAATTTAACTATGACTATATTGAAGGTGATGACCTAATAGCATATTATTGCCTTAATAAAGACCAAAATGAGAAAATAACTATTTGTACCAATGATACAGATATGGCTCAACTAATTAACGAAGATGTAAAAATTTATTTCCTACATATTAAAGAATATGTTGATATTAATAACTTTTCTTCATACTTTAGTTATCATGTCGGAAATGCTGCGTTAATTAAAACAATGATTGGCGACACTTCAGATGTGATAAAAGGGATAAAAGGGTTAGGGTTAAAAACATTACTAGAACATTTCCCACAATTGAAAGAAAGAGTATTAACTTTAAATGAAATAATAGATGAGGCAAAAAGAATCCAAGAAGAAAGACTAGAACAAAAAAAGAAACCTTTAGCGGTTTTACACAACATCATTAATGGGATTACTGATGGTGTACAAGGTGATAAGATTTATGAAATAAACTATAAACTAGTAAATCTAAAATCCCCAATGATTTCAGAAAATGCAATAATTGAATTAGAGTTGTTAAAAAATGGTACGTTAGAAGGTACTGATAGAGACATTAAAAAAATAGCACAATACATGCATGAAGATGGAATCGATAAAATTTTAGGTGAAGTAAGAAATGAAGATTACTTAGTACCTTTTAAAAAACTAATAGAAAGAGAAAGAAAATTAATTTAAAAATAGAATATATGAGCGCAGAAAAAGAAAACAGCCCAAAAAAGTTCGAAGAACAAAGATTTGAATTTGTATTGTACATTAACAACAATATCATTTGTCAAAGATATTTCAACATTCGTGATTACAATGAAGAAATTTTAAAGTCGTTTGAGTTAAAAGAGTTAGTAGACAGAATTACTGGTCTTAGTAATGGTGATTTTGGTGGTTTAGGTATCATACCTAAGTATCTTCAAAAGAAATCTATGGAATACTTATGGGGTAACTATAACCCATACATGGTGCAAACTGAAGAATCAGCAAAACCGACAAGTGATAAAATAGATAATTTCCAATTTGAAATTAAAGTTGATAAAAAAACTGTTATTAAAAGTGAGTTTAGTGGAAACTTATTTCCACCAAAAGTAAGGTATTCAGTTGATGTTAGAGAGATTATTCCATCTATCATGAATGAGATTAGAAATTACTTTAGTCAAAAAACATATACGATGGTTGGCGCTTAGTCCAACCATCATATATTTATTATAACAAGTTTTAAAAAAATAAATTAATGGCAAAAATAGATAAAAATAGTTTAGCGTATTTGGGTTATGATTACCAATTAAGATTCATAGCACAAATGATAACAGATAGAAGATTTGCAAACAATATTTTAGATATAGTAGACCCAAATTATTTTGAAGATGCATATTTACGTATCGTAGTTGCCACATTAAAAGAAGCTAAAACTAAAGATGACGTTATTCCAGATTTTAGTAGTTTACAAATTAGACTATTAGAAGACGTTGATAACGAGCAACAAAGAAAGTATTTAATTTCACAACTTAGAAAGATTCAAGAAGCTGATTTAAACGATAGCTATAAGATTAAAGATATAGCTATGAAGTTTTGTAAACAGCAAGAAATGAAAAAGTCTATTGCTGAAATTAATAAAATCATAAGTAAAGGTAACATCGAAGATTATGACCAATGTGAAGCTATATTAAGAAAAGCGTTAGAGCATGGTGATAACAAAGACGATGGTATGAACGTTTTTGATAGTATTGACACAGTTTTAGAAGAAGATTTTAGAAAACCAATCCCAACTGGAATCAAAGGGTTAGATGAAATTATGGATGGTGGTTTAGCTAAAACAGAATTAGCTGTAATATTAGCGCCTTTTGGTGTTGGTAAGACAACTATGATTACAAAAATTGCAAATACAGCCATGAATCAAGGGCTGAAAGTTTTACAAATTTTCTTTGAAGATAACCCAAAAGTTATCCAAAGAAAGCATTTATCGTGTTGGTCTGGTTATGACTTAAACTCATTAGCGTTTCACAAAAACGACCTTATGACTATGGTTGATGAAATGATGAATGGTAAAGGTCAATTGAAACTTAAAAAGTTTTCAAGCGATGGTACTACAATCCCAGTCATTAGACAATATGTTAGAAAGTTAATAGCACAAGGTTGGTACCCAGACATGATTTTATTAGATTATATAGACTGTGTCGAACCATCTAGAAAATTTGATGATGTCAATGTTGGTGAAGGTAGCGTTATGCGACAATTTGAAGCTTTATTAGCTGAATTAGACATCGCTGGTTGGACAGCAATCCAAGGTAACAGAAGTTCAATCAAGGCTGATGTTGTTGAGGCTGACCAAATGGGTGGTTCTATCAAAAAAGCGCAGATTGCTCACTTCGTAGTTTCAATTGCAAAAACATTAGACCAAAAGAACGACCATACAGCGACTATGGCTATTTTGAAATCTAGATTTGGTAAGTCTGGTATTATCTTTGAAAATATTAGATTTGACAACAGTAAGATTCAAATAGATATGGGTCAAAGTAGCGGCCCTAAAACTCAAACAGAACATAAAAGCGATAAAGCTTCTAATGAAACTAAAAGAGTTGCTGCTGTGTTTGATGCTAGTAAAACTAGAGACAATGTGTTAAATGCGTTAAATGTTCCAAAAGATGAATAATAACATTAAAATTTAATTGAATAATGTATTTAAAAGACAAAACATTAAAGAAAAGGTATTCAATCTTCCCAGTAATTCATAATGATTTATGGGAAGATTATAAAAAAGCTGAGGCACAAACATGGGTTGCTGAAGAACCAGATTTATCAAAAGATAAATTTGATGAATTGAAAGAGGAGGAAAAAATTTATTTGAAAAACATTTTAGCGTTCTTTGCTATTTCAGATGGATTGGTGATTGAAAACTTAGCTAACAATTTTCAAAGTGAAGTTGAAATATTAGAAGCACAATATTTCTATGGTCATCAAACTTTCATTGAACAAGTACACGCTAATGGTTATTCATTGTTAATCGAAACTTATATTAAAGATTTGCTTGAAAGAGATGCGTTGTTTAATTCAATGGAATCAAACCCAGCAGTAGCTAAAAAAGCAGCATGGGCTGAGAATTGGATTCATCATCCATCATTTGCTCATAGATTATTAGCGTTTGCTTGTGTCGAAGGGATTTCCTTTGCTAGTGTGTTTGCTGGTGTATTCTGGTATAGAAGTAGAAACAAAATGCCTGGTCTTGCTGCAATGAATGAGTTGATTTTACGTGATGAAACGTTTCACTATGAGTTCGCACTTAAATTGTATAAAAACTATCTTAAAGACGAATACAAATTGTCAAAAGATGAAATTAGAAATATAGTTTTAGGTTGTTACGAAGTAGAAAAAACATTTATTGAAGAAAGTATGCCAGAAGGGTTACAAGGTTTGACAAAACAAGACATGATTAAATATGTTCAATATGTTACAGATATAGTATTGAATGATTTTGGATGTCCAGTAGAGTTTAATGTAAGAAACCCATTAGAATATATGTCAAGAATTGGTTTATCTTCTAAAAATAACTTCTTTGAAAAAAGAGAAGGTGAATATACAAGAGTGGAAATACCAACAACTATTGATGGTATGTTTGATGAAGAATTTTAAAAGAATGTAAATTATGAGAATATTAAAAAGAGACAAAACGTCACAAGCGTTTACACCGAATAAAATTTTAACTAGAATCAAAACACAAGCCAAAGGACTTAAAGTTGATTCAGATACTTTATTTCAAGAAGTTATTCCGTTGATTAGTGATAATATCACAACAACTGAAATTGATGAAATAATCGCTTTTAAAGCAGCAGATAAAGTAATCCAACACCCAGACTATTCATTGTTAGGGGGTAGGATTCTTTTATCTAGACAATCAAAATTAGTTGGTAAAGAATTACAACCAGTTGATTTAACTTATGATTTCTTTGCTGCAACAACTTTCCTTTCAAAATATTCATTGAAAGATGATAAGAAAACGCCAACTGAATTACCATCATGTATGTATAATCGTGTTTCTGGTTATTTACATGATGACAATGAAGCTGACCGTTTAGAATTGTTAGAAGAAATAATGTCAAAACGTGGAAACTTTGCAACACCAACTTATACAAACGCTGGTGTTCCAGAGAGAAATGGTATGATTTCATGTAACCTAACACATTTAGATGAAGATTCATTTGAAGGTATCGAAGAAACACTTACAAAGATAGCAGCTGCATCTAAAGAAGGTTCTGGTATTGGTTTATTAATTGATAACTTACGCAGTAAAGATAGTATCGTTGAATCATTCAAAGGTAATGCTGGTGGTGTTATTAGATTAGCTGATATGGTTCAATCTAAAATGAGATTCTATAAACAAGGTTCTCGTTCTGGAAGTTGTGCATTATACCTATCAGTATGGCATAGAGATATATTAGATTTCTTAGATTTAACGTTACCAATTGGTGATGAACAATTAAGAACTAGAGATTTATTTACATCTGTTGTTATTAACGATTTATTCATGGAAAAATTACAGAATAATGAAGATTGGTATACATTCTGTCCTAACGATATCAAAAAAGCTGGGTTAACACCGTTATATGAATTACATGGTGATGCATTTGTTGCTGAATATAACAAAGCTGTTGAATTAGGTTTAGGTAAAAAAGTTAGCCCTAAAACTATTTTCGACTCAATCATAAAATCACAAGTTGAAAGTGGTAAACCTTATGTGATGTTCAAAGATAACGCTAACAAAAATAACATGCAAAGAAATATTGGAATAATTAAACAAAGTAATCTTTGTATTGAAGTGTTCCAAGCGTCAAGACCAAAATACACTCCGCAGTGTACGCTGGCTTCTGTTAACTTATCTGAACATGACACACTAGAAACTATTGCTAAGACTACAAAAGTTCTTGTAAAGGCTTTAAATAAGGTAATAGACAAAAATAAATGGTCAGACGATTGGAGTAAAGCTGCTGGCGAAGACCAAAGAGCGTTAGCGATTGGTGTTGCTGGTATGGCTGATTTCTTTGCTAAGAAAAAAATATCTTATGAATCTGAAGAAGCTAAACAATGGAACAAAGATATCTTTGAAACAATGTATAAAGCTGCTGTTGAAGAATCAATGAGATTGGCTATTGAACAAGGAAGAAATTATCCAGCGTGGGAAGGTAGTCCATATTCAGAAGGTAAAACTTATATTGAAGGTTGGTCACCTCTATCAGAAGGAGAACCAATCCCAATGTTAAATAGTTTATTGTTAGCACTTATGCCAACAGCATCGTCTGCTATTTTATTAGGTGTATTTGAATCATTTGAACCAGTTACTGCTAACTTGTTTACTAGACGTGTAGGTCAAGGCGAATTCTTGATTGTTAACAAATACCTAGTGAATGAATTGTTAGAATTAGGTTTATGGGATAGAGATATGATTGATAAAGTTATTGGAAATCAAGGTAGTATTCAAAACATTGTGGAAATACCAGAAGACATCAGATTAAGATACAAAGATGTTTGGGAAATACCACAAAGAGTATTGTTGGATTTGTCTATTATCAGAAACAAGTATGTTGACCAATCACAATCATTAAATGTTTATCATTCAGATGCTAAATATGCTAAAATAGCGTCAGCGCTTATGTATGCATGGAAAGGTGGTTTAAAAACTGGTGTTTATTACACTAGAACTAAATCTAAATTGGATGCTAATAAAAAATTAGCTAGTAGCCAAGTAGCTCAAGTTGAAAAACCAAAAGACAGTCAATTTGAATGTTTTGGATGTTCAGCTTAACAAATTCAAAAAATAATAATTAAAAAGGGGCTTATTAAGTCCCTTTTTTTTATTTACCATATTTACTTATAAAAATTTTTAATTATTATATTTATCTATAAATAATATATTAAAAAAAATAAAACATGGCTCAATCGGTTAATATAAACTACCCTTTTAAGGATAGTAAGAAAGGGTTTTTCTTAGATTTAAATGTAGACCCAAATCAAGCAATAAAAGCTGATTTACTACATTTAATATTGACTCAAAGAGGTCAAAGATTATATATGCCCGATTTTGGAACAAATTTATTAAAATTTATCTTTGAACCAAATGACGAATTAACATATGCTGGAATTTTAGAAGAGATAAGAAGTGTAACGAAAAAATTTTTACCAAAATTAACCTTTACTGAATTAAAAATTGAACCATCTGATGAAAGTGACTACGCTGCTGTTGTAACTATGCAATATGTTATAACTGATGGCGTTTTTGATACAACTGATATAATAGTAATTAAAATATAATTTTATGCCAAATGTAAATTACGACTCTAGAAACTTTGCCGACATTAGAAACGACTTAGTTAATTACGTTAGACAATATTACCCAGAAATATATAGTGATTTTAATGATGCTGCTGTCGGTATGATGTTATTAGAATTAAACTCCGCTGTTGGTGATATGTTATCACATAATACTGATAGAATGTTTGCTGAAACACAGATTGATTATGCGCAAGAAAGACATTCATTATTATCATTAGCTAGAACATTTGGGTTAAACATACCTAACAAACGCTCTAGCTCAACTATTGTAGATATAAGTGTTACAATACCAGTATTTGGTGATACTTTTGATGTGTCATATGCACCATTGATTAGAGCTGGTTCACAATTTAATGGCGCTGGTAAAGTTTTTGAATTACTTTATGATGTAGATTTTTCAAGTCCATTTAATAAAAACGGTATTCCTAATAGAATTGTATTACCTAACATCAATGCCAATGGTACTGTAATTAACTACACGCTAACAAAAAGAGAAATGGTAACAAATGGGTTTACCAAGATATTTAAAAGAGTAATTACACAACAAGATGTTGTACCTTTTTTAGAAATTATTTTACCAGATAATGACGTTGTAGAAGTTACATCATGTATTACGTTACCAGGTACTAATTTACAAGGCCAACCTTCAAACGCTCAATTTAATAATAGTAATATTAGATGGTTTGAAATGCCATCTTTATCAGAAGATAAAGTATTCGTTACAGATAACAATAGAACATCTTTAAACACAACGGTAACACCAGGTAAATGGATATCAACAACAAAAAAATTTATTAGAGAATATACAGATTTAGGATTCACAAAAATAACTTTTGGAGCTGGTTCTCAAAACATAAGTAGTTTATGTGACTTTAATGTTGACCCTTCTTTAGTTAATCAAATAGGTAATTTTATAAACAATATGTCTTTAGGTGAAGTACACACAGCAAATACGACATTATTTATTAAATATCGTGTTGGTGGTGGTAGTGACACTAATGTTGGACCTAACACTATTACAAATATTGGAACTTTAGATATAACAATTAATGGTCCTTTAGCAAACATAAATCAAACTGTTAGAAAAACATTAAAAGTAAACAATGTATTACCAGCAATTGGAGGTAAAGATGCACCTTCAAATGAAGAAATAAGATATATGGTTAAATATAATTTTGCAGCGCAAAACAGAGCTGTAACAATAAAAGATTACCAAAATAGAATAGCACAAATGCCAGGTCTTTTCGGAACACCATTCAGAAATGGTGTGTTTGAAGATAGAAATAAAATTTCTGTTTATATTTTAACTCTAGACCAAAATGGTAGGTTATCTAACGAATCAAATACAACTTTAAAGGAAAACATATCAAACTATTTAGCAGACTATAGAATGTTAAACGACTATGTTCAAATAAAAGATGGTAGGGTTATTAATTTAGCTATTGATTATGATGTTATGATTGATAAAAAAGTCCCACAATCTCAAATTATTTCTGAAATTATTAATAAGACTAAAGAATGTATGGACATTAATAAATTTGACATGGGTGATAATATTTATTTATCACCATTGATTGAAGTTATTAATAATATTGGTGGGGTTTTAAACGTAACTAACATATCAGTATACAACAAAGTTGGTGAAAACAAATATAGTTTAAATGAAATTTCACAACCTTATTTAGATGTTGAAACTAGATTAATTGACATTAGCGCTGATTATACATTGTTTGGTGAACCAACATCTATGTTTGAAATAAAATTCCCAACAGATATTAGAGTAAGGGTTAAATAATTATTTACTTATATTTAAAAAAATGATATTTTTAATTTAAATAATAAGTTTTAAAAAATATAGAAAAATGGGATGTAATTGTAAAAATGACAAAAACAACATGCTTAACAAGCAAGATGAATTAAATAATAATGATGTTGCTAAACAAAATGATGAAATAAAAAGTTTGAGTCTAATCTATAAAGTAATGTATTATGGTGTTAGAACGTTAGGATTTTTTATATCTTTAATTATTGTACCTATAGTTTTAGTTGTTACTGTTGTATTTTTATTTAAAACAGTTGTGTTAGATAAAAATGTTAACGTTATGAATTTAGCTAAAACTATCAAAAGATGGCAAAAAGTTAGAGCGTTAGAAGTAAAAGAAGAGGAAGAAGAAGATGACGATAATGATTTTGAAGAAAATAATGAGTTTTTATACCCAGTTAATAAATTAAAATCAACAATAGGATAAAAGTTATATATGTCAAAAACTATTAGAATAAGGACAACACCTAATGGTGGTGATAACTATTTAAAAGTAAAAATAGACCAAGAGTTTGATTATTTAGAAACACTTAGTTTAAAAATCACGCAAGAAGAAGCTTATAGAAATTTTTGCTCTGATTATGGTGTTGTTATAGGTCGTGTTATAGTAAACAATGGATTTGGGGTACCAAACGCTAAAGTAAGTATTTTTATACCTATAGACGATATAGATAAAGAAAACCCATTAATTAAATCACTATACCCTTACGAAATAGTTAATGATAAAGATTTAGATGGTATAAGATACAACTTATTCCCTAAATATAATGAAAAAAATGACCCTTGTTATACACCAGTAGGTACAATGCCTAGTAAAAGGGAAATTTTAGACAATCCAGAATTAGAGTATATCTTTACAAAATATTATAAATTTACAGCAACAACAAATGCGTCTGGTGATTTTATGTTATTTGGTGTACCAGTAGGAACACATACGATACATGCTGATGTTGATATTTCAGATATTGGTATGGCATCTCAAAAACCTTATGATTTAATTGCCGCTGGAACGCCAGAAAAATTCTTTGATTCAAACCAAAAGTTTAAATATAGTAAAAATTTAGATAGTCTTGTACAAGTTAAATCATTAAATACTAGTGTTAACGTACAACCATTTTGGGGTGATACTGAAACATGTGAAATTGGAATTACTAGAGTTGATTTAGATATGAATTTGAATATTAAATCAAACGCTATTTTTATTGGTTCTATTTTTAGTGATTCAGACACTGATGGTGTAAGTAAAAGATGTAGACCAAGAAGAGCTATGGGTACATTATGTGACCAAATAACAACTACTGGTAGAATAGAAATGATACGAGAAACATCAGATGGTAATATAGAACAATTTGATGTGGATGGTGGTGAACTAATTGATGAAGATGGAACTTGGGCTTATCAAATACCGATGAACTTAGATTATGTAGTTACAGACGAATTTGGTCAATTAGTCCCATCGGATAACCCTAGTATAGGTATTGCAACTAGAGCAAACGTTAGGTTCAGAATAGGTATGAATCCAGCTGGTGATTTAGATAAAAGAGCCAGAGCTAAATTCCTAGTTCCAAACAATCCAGAAACTGAAGCTGAAATTGATTATGAGTTTGGTACAAATACCAAACCAACTAGTTTTAGGTCATTATATTGGAATAAAATATACACAGTAAGTTCTTTAATTTCTAGATATCAAGCGTCAAAACTTAACGTTAGAAACTTTGTCGGTATTAAAGATGTGAATGCTTGTACTGGAGATAAAAACCCATTCCCATATAATAGAGTAGATTCATCTGGGGACCCTTTATATGGATTTTTATGTATTTTATTAACAATTATGTTAAGTATCATAGTTGCTGTAAACTCAGTTTTAATACCTATATTAAACTTAGTAATGCGTATACTTAACGCTATTTTAGCTGTTATTTGTGTTATTATATTTGGTATTGGTGTAATATTAGGTGCTTTCCCTACTTGGTTATTAGATGTTAATAAATGTGATTACTGTATTGCGGATAAAGGTGACCCTCCAAAAAATACTTGTTGTGACTGTAGTAATATACTACCATATATACCTTGTCTTTCAATACAATGTCCATCATCAGAAGGTGACACATACGCCCCAGGTTGTTATTTCGGTAAGGGGTTAGAAGTGTTACAACAAGATAATCAAGGTAAAAAAACTGTGTTTTATCCAGGTGATGGAGTTAATTCATGGGACGATGTTTTTGCTGGTGCAGATGATTGTTTACAATCTCAATTAGCTGAAGCTTTAAACGTTTTTAGATTTGATTTTTATAATGATTGGGTTAATGGTTCTTTATATGCATTTATAGTTAAATTCAAGAAAAAAAGAAAAGGTAAAACTAAATTCTGTGAATATGATTGTGAAGATTTTAAAGGTCGTGGAGCGGATAGCGGTGTTGACACTGATAAAGATGGTAACAGAGATAATTCATGTTATACTAATTATTTATTAGATTCATGCTATAATGGTGACCCAACCGATTTTCTAAGATGGAATGGTTCAGAAGATAAAACATTTGATAGTGGTGGGATAGCAGATGGTGTAGTTAAGAATGTTGAAATTTTCTTTAAAGATACAAAAGTTGATGATGTGTTATATTATGCAGCAAGTATGCATGATGTTAAATATAAACTTTTTGCTACCGATATAGTATTACTAGGTTCAACAGAGACATGTGACTGGCAAGGTATGCCTAGTATTTATAGATTATTACAAACAACAACATATAAATTACCACCACTAACAGCTGAATTTGAAAACCCAGATGATAAAACTTCTGTTGAATCAACTGGTATGGTTGAACAAGGTGATGAATTACTAGGTTTATTTTTTGACATTAACTGTCTAGGTATTGTGATGGATTATAGACAATGTTTAAATGTTAGACATATATGTGAATATGGAGTAACAACAGATGATGCGATAGAAGTAAACGGTGTTACAGTAAAACCTAATGGTTGGTTAAATCACACAACAATGGATGATGATACTGGTATTTATTTTAGAAATGTGTTTTATGATTTAAATAAAGATTTGACTTATTTAAAACCATCAGCACCTAAATATAAATTCCCTTTAGTACCACATAATACTAATTTTAACATAATAAACCAAAACGGTAAATACGGTAAACCTACATACAATTTTAATAGTAGTACTGATAATGGTGTCGAATATGCAAAATTTAGAGGTTATGGTGGTGAAAATATTTTTACACAACCTAAACATTCATATTTTTTCTATTTTGGTTTAATGCCAGGTGCAACTGCAATTGAAAAATTAAATCAAAGATATTTTGGTATCTGTCCAAGAACTATAACAGAAACTTTAACTATTAAAGCAGCATCTGTTGGTGCGTCAATCACCAACCCAACTGGTTCAATCACATTTAGTGTACTATACGGTACTGCACCATATACTTATATTATTAGTGGACCAAATGCTTATAATAAAAGTGGTACAATTAATTCTAGTAATACTAATATATCAGTACCAAATTTAGCTGTCGGTACTTATACAATAACAGTTGTTGATAAAAATGGTAATTCAACTAAACAATCAACAACGATTGCTGGTCCACCTAAATTATCAGCGTCAGCTAGTGTAACTAAAAATGCTACAAACGCAACAGTTGGTGATGGTATTATAACAATAACTGGTGTTAATGGTGGTTGTGGTGGATATACTTATCAATTATTCAATAGCGATGGTAAATCAATAACTTCTGGTTCGGTTACAGTAACACAAATACCTTTTGAAATTGGAAATTTAGTGTCAGATAGTAAAGGTAGTGGTTATAAATTAGTAGTTAAAGATTCTTGCAATACTACTGTAGAGATTAAAGACTTAATAATTATAGGACCAACACCTTTGGTCATTACTGAATCTCACGTTGACATTCAATGTTTTGGCGGTAGAACATCAGTTACAGAAGGTATTATAATAACAGTTAATGGTGGTAAAGTACCTTACAAATACGATATAACTGGACCAAATAATTATACCAAACAAGAAGTAAGCGTTAATGGCTCTAATGTTAAATTAATTGAATTACTTGCTGGTCAATATAATATAACAGTGACTGATGCTGTAAATACTACATCATCAATTTCTGTGATTATTAAACATTTAACACCAGAATTAAAAGCTACAAAACCTTCAGCTGCTTTATTAGCTAAACAATGTGACCCAAATAAATATATAATACCTATAGATATAGCAAGTGGTGTAATAAACAATAATGTTTATATTGTTTATGAAATTGGTGGTAAAGATAAAGTAGTAACAATACCGTATGTTAATAACCAACAAACGTATTTTGAAATTCCTAAATCAGAATTAGCAAGTAACTCTAAAATGAATGTTTATTTGACAAATCAATATTTTACTGATACTAAGTTAAGATGTCTTCAAGATGGTAATTCATGGGTAAAACTTAATAAGAGTGAAATAGAATTACCTAATGTTGCATTGGAAATTAAAGATAGAAATAACACAAAACAATGTAGTAGACAAACAGTTACTTTTAATTTTGGTATATCACATATTGACGCATCTTTAGTGCCATACACACAAAGATTACCATATACTTTAAAATACAAAATAAATAATGGTGCAGAAAAAACTGTTACAATAAATAATGTTCAACAAACTTACACGTATATTGAAAGTTTAGGTTCGTCATTCACTGGAACAAATGTTAAAATAAATTTAACATTAATAGATAAAGTTGGTTGTGAGACTACCAAAGAACTTAACTTAACAGTACCAGCTGTTGAATTAAACGGTACAATAACTAGAACAACAACAACACCTAATAATATACAAACTTGTGAATTTAAAGTGTCGGCTAATGGTGGTATTGGTTCATTAACAGCAACACCATATAATTTAAATACAACATATGCTGCTGGTACTGGTGCATCATGCCCTTCACCTTCAACAGTAAGTGATACAGTTACTGATAGTGTAGGTTGTTCAATAGTAATAAATGGTTAATTATGAGTGATGATAGAATAAGACAAAGGTTAAATAGTCAAACGTCAAAGGAATCTGTTAACGTTGATAATTTTGTTAAAGTTAATTTACAAAACACTAGTAGATTAATACCAAATAATGAAATTTACAAAATAGTTGATGTTGATGACCAGTTTAATAAAGAAAGACAAGGTAGTAAATCGTATAGGATTTTAGGTACTATAAACCCTTTTATATCAAATGTATTATTTAATTTATCTGATTCGTTAAAATCAGATAAATTCACATTGGCTGGGTTTAACTCTATGTCAGATTTTTTAGATTTATCTTATCCAAAAGATAATAATAATGCTGATAGTAACGATAACACATATCCTACAGCTATAGATAATTTTTTAACCGAAAGAGATGGTTGGTTTGGTTATTATAGTTCTGACGTAACTGAAAATTGTAAATATTATGACATGGAACCAACTAGGAATAGATTTAGTTTTTTACCAGATTATAACCCATTCCATAACACCAACAATTTAAAAAGCGTTAAAAATTGGGAATTAACAATTACTTATCCTAGTTCTATAGATGATAAACATTCTATGGTTTCTGGAGGGTTATTAATTGTTGATATTGAATCTGTGACTATATCTGATAAACAAATGACAGTTTTTAAAATCCCATGTCGTCATAATTTAAATATTGGCGATACGGTTAGATTAGTAGGTACAAATGGGTTTAACGGTGATTACGAAATCTATTCACTAGGTGACTCAGCAAATCAACTAAAAGATTATTGTTTTGTATTAGATATACCTACAACTGGTATTTTAACAGCAAATTCTAGAATGAAAAAAATGATAGATGATGAAGAATGTATTTATTATTTTAGAAAATTTAAAAAGATAAAAACCAAATCAACAATCACAATTGAAACAGATGACTACGATATCTATAACGCAAGTTTTTCACAAAACTTATTTAACGATAAATTACAACAATTTATTTTTAACGAAGATATTGACGTTACAAATTTAAAAGATAATTTAGGTAGACCATTAAGCGAACTATACTTAACAATAATCAAAACTAGTAGTAATAATTTATTTTCTAGAGTTTCATCTGGGTTAGAATTACCTTATTTTTCAGTTTATGATTTAAACAATATTCCACAACACATTTTAAACGTCCCAGTGATACAAAAAATTCACAATGGGGTTAACACACCTTTTACATCTTTTAAGCCGTTAGAAACGACTGTACAGATAGATAACAACAATTCTATACAAGGTAACAATGACTTTTATGGTGATTTAGTTGAATACAACAAAAAAACATTAAATGAAACTAAATTAGAAGAAGTTTTTTATAGATTTAACACGTTGAATAGAGAAACTCCATCAACATTAAATTATATAAGTGAAAGGACTACAAAAACATCTGGACAACCAACAGTTACAATTAATTTAGGACCTAGACACGAAGGATATTATTATAGAGCTCATTATCAATCTGTAATTAGAGTATTTTCTAATTATGTAGAACAAGGTGATGAATTTACCACAGATATCCCAAGTTATGCGACAAATTTAGGTGATGGTAGAATTATATGGAGAGACATGTTAGATATTGGTCAAAATGATAGTGATGAAACAGCTATTGATTATCCATTCTTAAATGGCGCTCATTATTTGTATAACAATTATATGTTTAAAGTTAAAAGACAAGACCCATTTGGTATATGGAAATTATATTGGTCAAAATTTCCATCAGACTATTTAGGTAATAGAATAACAGATAAATATAATATTACACCAACAGAAGATGTATGTTAAAAAATTTACAATAAACAGCAAGAATTTAGGTTCTGATTTTATTTATTTACCAGTTCCTTTTCAAACAGACTTTCAAGTAGCTGATAATTATGAATTAATTGAAGATGTGTTTGTTAAAGAGCAAGTTGAAGCTTCCATCAACCCAATTGTTGATTACGAAAAAACTAGATTTTCACCAGTCAATACTAGTGGGTCTCAAATAAATACAGTTATATATAATTTAAATTTTTTAAATAATTCTAATACGTATTCTTCTTTTTATAGTGACATAGGTTTCACTAACGAAGAATTAGCTAATAGAAAAAATAATTTTATATATAGTTCAGTTGATTTATTATTTTATGATACAGACAACCCACTAACACAAAGATTGGTTAATAAAATAAATATTAATTGTGTTTTAAACAGTATTGACTTTGATAGTAACGGTAAAGTTAAACCAGCTAATCAAATACAAGTTAAATTTATTTTAACAAACCCATTTGTAGGTAAAAACACTATTTCAACTGGTTATTATATATATGATTTTAAAAATCAATTAGCTATTAATCAAACAAAAGATATATATATGAAAGCTGTTTTTAAAAATGCTAAAACTGGTAAAGTTTTAAACATGATGACTAAAAACGCTCCACAATATATTGATAAATTAGTTAAAGAATTATATACAAAATATAAAATTATCAGAACAACAACTGGGTTTAATTATTATATAGATTCAACATACCAAGGAAATGGTTTAAGTTTACCTAACAATAATGTAACTTACAACAATGAAACTGTCATTGTTAACTTATATCAAATAAATGCATTGTAATGGAAATTATTAAAAGAACGATAAATTTAGAAGACTATACTGATAGAGCTGACAAATCTAAAAGTTGGGGTGCTATGACGGCCGATACATTTTATATTAAAGTTTTATTGACGCAAACAATGGATGATATGGGTTTATATACAGATATTGACTTTATAACATATGATAAAGCTAATTCAGCAGTTGATTATACTATTTTAACAAATAAATTAAGTAAGTTAAATATAACGTTTCCGTTTATGAAAAACGTTCCTAACCCTATTTTTACTAATCTAAACACACCATATAATTTATCATATGTTTTAAGATATCCTACAAACGCTGAAAAAGATTATTATAATTATGCCAACGCTGTAGTTACTGGTTCTACAGATAGTAAATTAGAAGATTTAAAATCATATAATAGAAATTTACCATATAGAACTAATTTTGATGTAAATAAAGAAACATATACAAATTATAAAGGAGACCAAATAATAGGTGTTGATAGAATTAAATCATATGGAGAACCAAAAGTTTATGTGTTTGACACTATTAATGACGGTAATTTAGGTACTGATAATCAAACAACTGGGTTAAGATATGTTGAATATACTGGTAGAACCACAACAACAATTATTGATAGCGTTATAAAAGTAACACCATTAACAGTTGTTAATTTTATTGGTGAAGGTTTCAACGGAACTAACATTTCATTAAGTGGGTTAACAAAAGAAGAATATTTATTAGGTATGATTTCTGTCCCAGAAGTATATGACGATGTATTTATAGAAAGAGGTGTTAATAATGTTTTTGAAAACCATTTAAGATTGGCAGAAGTTAAAACATTAGGGGACATTGCAACTTATAACGGTGGTTATTTTAATGTAACAAGACAATAAAAATATGACAGAAAAAGAAAAAGAATATAATAATAAGTGGTTACTTTCATACCATTTGTTATTACCTTTAAAAGAAATAAATAAACTATCAAATTATGAAATTGATATGATGGTTGCTAAAATAAAACAAATAAAAAAGTAATATGGCTACTGGAACATACGGAACAATAAGACCAGCGGATATTTCACCAGAAGATGTTGAAATATTTTATCATTTTACCCCAACTAGAGATAAAAATGATGACCCTACATTCACTAAATTAAATTCAGTTGATGTTTTACAAAAAGTTGATAACCCTAATAAATCATTATCAAATGTAACAACATTTGAAATATTTGGTGGTGTATATACATTAAAATTACCAGTTTCTGATTTTTCAGCAAAAGGTTTTTATACTATTGTTATCAGACCAGCTGAAATCAGAGTTAAAATTGTTGACGTTGGTGTTTTATCGGCATACCCAGATATTAAAGGTATTTTATTTGATATTGCTAGCGTACCTACTGAATTTGCAAATAAATTTGAGAATAATGGGTTAACTGGTTATAGAATTGAATATTTAAATTCATCTACATCAACAACTGATGCTAAAATAAATAATTTTTATAGAATAATAACTTCTAACAACAGAGCAGAACCAGTTAATCAAAACTTAACTAACTCTAGTCAAAAGGCTATTAGATATCGTTTAAATGATAATTCTAGTTTAATTTTTTGTACGTTGACTCCTTCGTCAGCACCTAACGTTAAACCTAACGCTACGCCATTTATCGGACAACCCAATCAACAAGTTATTATTACAAATACATTTTTCAATCCAATAATGCTTGAAGTTGAAATGGTTGAACACGATTTTGAAACTTTAGCATATGCATTGTATGGAAATCAAACAAAAAGTATTGAAGATGGTATTTATACAATATATAACTTTAGTAACAATATTTATAAACAATACAGCTTGTATGAAATTAAAGACCAGTTTTCTGGTAAACAATTGTTTGAAGTTAGAGAACAAAGAAATGTTATTGATTTTTCAAAAGCATTTTCAAATATTACAACTATTTAAAAATTAAATTGATAAATGGCTAAAAAGATTAAAGTACCTGGGTATTCTAAAAAAACAATATACAATAGAAATATAGAATACTCTGAATATAGTCCAGACCTAGTTGGTTTACAGTTAACCAACAATGGTGGTAACGTTTTATTCACTATGGGTAACTTTAGCGTGACAACAAATTTAGACCCTAAAGTAGACAAACAGTATATTACTAATAATTTTTCAAAGTTTTACACTATTGATGAATTAACTGCGAATGAAGCTCAATTTCAACAATTAGTTAAAGCAAACGCAAAAACTGTTTTAAGATTAGATTCAACAAATCTTAAAAACCATGCATTGTTTGGTTCAATGAGTGAATACTTTAGAGTTACGTTAGAAGATATCATTATCAATTGGCCAGCATCATTATATGTTAATGCGATTAATCCATCTAATAGTATTGTCACTAATACATATGAAGACTATTCGTATGATGTTTTAACAAACTTATCAACATTTAAAGTAAGTACAAATGCTCTTATTAACAAATTTGACATTAATTATGTTGAAACTGGAACTTTACTTAACACTTTCAATGAAGTAAATCAACTTAGAGATTTAGTTATTAATTTTTTAGAATATTGTGTTTTTGTTAATGACGTTGAATATAACATAATTGATTTTATTGGTGCTAGCGATGTTGTTGATGATTATATTTATTTAACAGTTGTTGGAGACCCTTTTTCTAATGGTACTATATATCAAACAATCACGTATCATATTAAACCAAAAACATCAGTAACAAATCTATTTTTTAACACATTAGATGGGTTGAAAAAAGATTTGCTAAATTTAACGACAATACCAAAATATACAACAAGTTTTGAATATCCAGAAAAAACAGAAACTGGTCAATTAATAACTAGAACTAAAACACTTTTAGATGAATTACACCAAGACACTACTACTGGACAAAAAGTAACAAAAACGTTAAATATCTATGGTAGGATGTTTGACGACATAAACAAATATATTAAAGGTATTTCTTTTGCACATGTCGTTACATACAACAAAAAGAACAACATGCCAGACAAATATTTAAAAGATTTGGCAAGAGTTTTAGGTTGGGAATTAATAACTTCGGTTTTAGGTGATGATTTATTAGAAACTTTCACAAAAAGTGAGAAATCTAGCTATAAAGGTCAATCAGTAGGTATGACACCAGTTGAGGTTGATATTGAATTATGGAGAAGATTAATTTTAAATTCACCATGGATTTGGAAATCAAAAGGTGCTAGAAAATCTGTTGAGTTCTTATTAAAATTTTTAGGTATACCTAATGGGTTAATAACTTTTAATGAACATATTTACGTAGCTGATGGACCGATAGATATTGATTTATTTATTGAAACGTTAGATGCTAATGGATTAGATACGGATTTAACTTTATATCCAGTCGATTCTGACGGTTACCCAAAACCATTACCAAATACTGAGGATATGTACTTCCAAAATTATGGTTTATGGTATAGACAAACTGGCGGTCAAATGGCCGATATTGATATATTATTAGGTAATAATCCTCACGTAGGTCCTTATGATGGTGGTTCTATGTATATTAACCAATTTAGAACGCTTATACCTAATTTTTCAACAGTAACAGTCACTACTAGCGCACAAGTAATTAATTCTAGTAATCTATTTACAAATTACAATTTAGGTGTTATTAATGGTTATAATGGTCAAACATACATTGATGTAGTTGATGATATGGGACATGAATTAGATAAGTGTTATGTTTATACAGCTGATGTAATTCCAGACCCAATGCCAACACAAACATTAAGTGTTTGTGGTTGTCCATGTGACGGTGATGATGATATATTAAGAGTTTGTGTTAATAAATCTATTTCAAGTAAGTTACCATGTGATAATTTAATAAGCAAAACATTAGATGAAACAACTGGTATTTATGTGTTTAAATTATATGAAAAAGATGCAAAAGGGGTTCCAATTAAAAATAACACAGCTAGTGAGTATGAAAGTATTTTTATAGATAAAGAATGTTGTAAATCTTTTGGTGGTACATCGTTTTTCTTTGAGAGTCAACTCCAAGAAGGGTTAAACACACCAGATGCTATTAATATGTTTACTAGTGGTAATATTTGTTGTGGAAGTAATAAATGTGGATGTACAGCAGCGTGTAAATGGACTATAAGAGAATATTTTTTTGATAATAATGGAAATATAACTGCTGGTGATATCTTACAACCAACTACAGTTCCAGCTGGTTCTAATAACAAATATTTAACTTTTAAAACTTTTTATGGTGATGGTAGGTACGCTTTAGTAACACCAGATGGGAGTCATTGCCCTTCATATTATACCATACCAACACAAATAACTGACCCTTACACAAACATTAAAGGGTTTGGTTGTCAATTAACTAATGCTGGTATTGCAGATTTAAATTTAGGATTAGAAGGGTATATATATAATTATATAAAAGATAAAATAGAAAATACAATAGGTTGTTGCGACCCATTAAACAGAAGATAAAATTAATTAAGGTATGGGGTATTTATTTGGTTTAGAATCACCGATATTACAATATAGAGGTTACGATAGAGAAGATGGCGTTTCTACATGTAGAGCTAATCGTGATACGTTATTTAAAAATGTAGCAGAAAATTTCACTACTCAACAATATAACTATTATTTAGCAAATAATACCTATGATGGATTAACATTTAAACATGAAGTAATCGATATAACACCAGAAGGTGAGATTCAAATTTTTATTGAACCGTCATATACTAGAGGTTCAATAAAAATTCTTAATTATTCAACAAATTATTTAGGTAAATATTGTTGTGAAAAACAATTTACTCAATTTATTGTACCTACAATTGAAAAATTGAGTGTTGATATGACTGGTAAAAGTTATTTTAATTTACCAGCTGGAACTACAGCATTTTGGGATGATAATACACAAACATGTAGAGTTAAACCAATTGCTACCCCTTCTGATTCATGTGCAACAACTTTTAAAATAGTACTTAACCCTAACGGAAATGATGGTAGCATTTTTAATGTTGGTAAAGATGATACTGATTGCGTATTAAATATTGAATTTGATTATTTATTTAAATATGATTGTGCTAAATTAGGTGAAATTGCAATGAATGGTCAAGAAGATTCAACTTCTGAGATAAACATTTTAAGACAACAA